GCATACACAGCAGAGTTGTTAGCCAATGCACGTTGAGGGTTAGCCTCCCACCACTGACCTACCTTAGCGTGGCGCATCTTGTCATCCTCTAAGTCAGACAGTGAGATCATAGCTGAACGTCTAACACCACCCACTACTACAACCTCAGCAACCTTACACATGATGTCATGACACTCTAGTGTGTTTAGCTTACGTCCTGCTGCACCTTTAAACCTAGTGATAACAAACTTAAACAACTCATGTAAAGGTTCTGGTCCACTAGCCCTGCCACCAAACGTCTTGAGTCTAGCACCTGCTGGTCTGACCTTGCTTGTATCCCACTGAGGTATCTCACCAGAGTACAGCAAAGCAATGACCTGACGCAATGACTTAGCCCAACCTTCCTTGCTATCAGGTACAACAATAGTTGTGTCAGAATCAAACAGCTTGTCAGGTATCTCAGGTAGCTTGTCAACGTACTTATGTTCAACACTAAACCCTACACCAGTACCACATAGTAGGATGTACATAGCCTCATCGAACGCCTTAGGATCATCGACAGGCATGTAGCTACAGTTGTATCCTGCTGTGTTGTCCCTATCGAGTGCCTTACCAGCAGCCATGATAGCTCTCATAGAAGGTACAACCTCCAGGTTCTTGATAGCCTCACGCATCTCTGAGTCTGTCTCCATAGGCATGACATGGTTGTGCTTAGTCTCCAGATGATTCTTCATGAAGTCCATGTACCTATCAACTGTTTCAAACCAATCTTCCCTACGTCCTTCTGCTTCTACGAATCTGCAATACCTGCTCTTCGCAATATACTCTTGATAAAAATCCATCAGTCTATTTCCTTTATAAGTTTATCGTAATTATCTTCTACTAAATCTTCAAATCTATTTAGTATATCAGATGAATTGAGGTCGAGTAGTTCTAGTACATCGACCTCATCCAACATGCTAAGTTTTTCTATGAGTTCAGAAATCGTTAGGTTCACGCTCGTTCTCCATATCTTCGTTAGTCATTACAACCAACGCAGCATACCCACTTATGTCATGCCATGAATCATTAAGAAGATAGTTTCCATTAAGGATGCGAGCCATCTTATTAGTAATCATGTCTAAACTTTCACGAGCATACTGTGGCATGTTATAATAGTTAGGTGATTGTCTCATCACTGCCTTGATGTCCTGACTAATCTGACCTACCACTTTGTACTGTCCGTACTGTCCTTCTCTTGCTGCTAGTGTATCTTTAATCTCCATACTGTTTCCTTAAATAGTTAATCGACACAGGCATCTCGTCAAAGCTACCATCGTTTACTTCGTTCAGCATCCAGACACCAGACCAACTACCATTAGTCTGAGGAGTTAGATAGTCCTCGTCATGTTGATAGAAGATACCAGCAAAGATACCAGTGATGCCAGCACCATCAGCCTTTTTACTAAAGGAGATAGCTCTGTCTTGAACGTGTCCCATTATACACGACATGTGCTTCTTTTGCAAGAGAAGATTAGGATTACTTACAGGTCTACCCATCACACCAGATGTGAAGTAGTGGCTGTAAGCTATACCATTAACAATAGGTACATCAAGAAAGTCTTTTACATCCCAGTTGTATTTCTTTAGATTGAAGTCATCATAGCCTATCAAACCTTCTAGCTTTCTATCAGACTCGATAGCTCTGTCGATACGCTGTTCATGATTACCTATTAGAAATATCTTCTTAGGTTTCCATACCTTCTTCTTGTTAACCTTCTGTTTCTTTTGCTCATCAATGATAGGCTTCATGAATACATCCATAGCTTTGTTACCTGCTTCGATGTCATCATTGTATGTCCTACCCTCAAACGCTTTCTTACCAATGTCATACACAGACAGGCTAGGCATGTCCCAGTGATCTCCTAAGTGGACAATCACATCAGGCTTAGTCTTAACTGCGTACTGACCTGCCCACTCTAAATGCTCAAACGAATGTCCAGGCTTACACTGTGTGTCAGGGATTACTAAATGTCTCATGCTGATCTCTCCAATAACTGTAAGTAATAGACCGCATCTACAACTACCAGAGGGTCTGACTTGTTTTGTTTTACTACCAACACAGGTTCTCTATCTTCAGGGCAGTTGTCTTTTGCCTGAGAATAGAAAGCATATAAAGCCATAGACTCTCTTGACTTACACTCAACAGATATCTTTAGCTTGTCACCTGCCAGTTGAGAGAACAAGATGTCCTCACCTCCAGCACCCATACTAGTAGACCTTACATCGTCTTTGGAAAAGGGAAAGAGTTCGAGGATCTGATCTCGGAACCATTGCTGTAGCTTTCTTCCTTTTGCTTTTGCACTTTGGGTTTTGATGGCTTTCTCCTTAAATCTAAAAACTTATCTAGTCTTACTTTCTTAATACTTTTAATCCACTGTTTCGGTATGTGTATCCTAGAGTTAGACTGATCGTGAGATATAACAGCCGCAAGGCAAATAGCATCCTCTGTCTCGTCAACAACAAAACCAATACTAAGACAAGGATGTACATCTACTTTTACTTCTGTTTCCCAACCACTATCAGACACAGCATCAACCCATTGGACATAACCTATTGTGAAATGTTTGGCGGTTTCCATAATTGATTCTCTTGTCTTCTTATCCATAACAACCTTCCACGTTCAGTTAGTTTATCAATATCTCCTTCATACTTTTCTAACACGGTTTCAAAAAGCTGTTGTTCACCTACACAATCTTTAAGTATCTTCTCTGCTTTCTTAGGTCCAATACCTCTAAGTCCAGGAATATTATCAACACGATCACCAGTCAGTATCTGCATGTAAAAGTTTTTTATAGCTTCTTCTTCTTTGACATGATAAAGGTCTTGCTTTACAAAATTGTAATGCCACCCTCTAATCATATCTAAGTCTTTGTCAATAGACATAACGCAGCTTTGGTTTTCAGGTAAAGCATAAGCGGCAATACCTATAGCATCGTCTGCTTCCTGCCCATCAATTAACTCAAAGCACCATTTATTCATGAGATATTCTCTAAGAGCTTTGTAATGAACAGGTCGTTTAGCGTCCTTACGGTTACCCTTATAGTCATTCTCAGTAGCTATATCCTGCCTATAGTTAGACTTCCCTGTAATGAACCCAGTGTAGGAATCAATGTCATCAACATTTAAAAGTTTCTCGACAAAGTTTCCCATACGTGCAATGGCGAACTTTTCATCTTCCGGGTCATTAACAGAGAAGCCTATTCTATAAACAAGAATGTCTCCGTCAATGAGGGCTTTTGCCTTATTCATTGACTTTGACAAGTTACAGTGTCTCTGCTTCTTCTAGCTCATCTGAACTAACACCGTTGTATTCAATCAAATCAGTAATAACTAACTTGTTGATACCGGCTGAGACACCGTCCTTACCTCTGAACGTATACTTATATGGCTTAATCCAAGCAACGCCCTTAGAGCCATTACCTACCTTAGCATTAATAGTTGAACCGTCAGACATCTCAGTCTTGATAGGATAGTTCTTAGATTTCGCTACAATGAAGAAACCTTTTTCATCCTTCTTCTTGACATCAATACCTGCAGATTCAATTCTCTCTATTGCTTCCGGTGAGAGGTTACAAAGATCAACCTGGTATCGCTCAGACATTTGATTAGGTGTGTCTAAAAATGCCCACATAATATCAGCTTTTACTTTGAAAGGACTTAAATCTAAATTTGCCATACTCTACTTCTCCTTAATGTGTAGTTGCCCAATTAGTTCCAATTTTATACTCGCCGTCGAGTGGACAACGTAGCCCTAATGCGAGTCCTGCTTGCTGAATTGCCTGAACGCCTAATTGACCTACAGATTCAGCAAATTCTTTTGATGTTTCAATTTGCCATTCGTCATGAACATTTGCAACAAAGGAACCTAATATTATATCAGAGTTTATCTTCTCGTGCAACAATACTAATGCTTTTTTCATAACTATTGCACCTGCTCCTTGCAACAATGTGTTGAGTGCGGCATGTTGCGATCTAATGATTAGCCGCCTACCGTCCAAACCAGGTAACCAGTTTTTCTGAGCTAGTCTGTTGACTTTCTCTTTTAGTTTATGCAAGGCTGGTGTGTTATCTAAAAAGCTGTCGATTAACTTTCTACCTTCTCTCTCACCACCTCCTACAATCTGACCTATCTTAGCTGGGCCAGCACCGTAGAGAAACGCATAGATAAAAGTCTTAGCCTGATCTCTGTTAGTTAACCCGGCAGCATTCATGTTAGCTGTGTGTATGTCACCACTCAGTATCTCGTTGGTGTACTCCTCGTCACGCATGTAGTGTGCAAGCATACGCAACTCAAGACCACTAGCATCTATACCTACAAGTACATTACCATCCTCTACCGTCCAACACTCACGACACTCTTTACCAAACGGATTACCAACACGAGGTACTTGTGCTAGATTAGGTTTGCTGTGCGTCATTCGTCCCGTGACAGCACCGTTGGTGATGACCTTACAGTGAACCCTGTCGGAGTTATCAGCATGGTCAATCCATGATTCAACTTGAGCCACCCGTTTCTGAACGAGTAAGTATTCTGCAATGAGTTTAGCTTCAGGTAAGTCAATAGCTTGTAAGACTTTCTCATCAACGATCACCGATCCTTTCTCTGTGTGCTTAGTTGGTTTCCAACCGAGAGACATCAGACGCTCTGCTATCTGTTTACGAGACCCTGGGTTGAACACTTGTATTTTATCTTTCAAACGTTTACCTGTCTTCTCGCTGACACGCTCAGTTATAATAGGTCTGAAAACTTCTTGTAGTTCTTCCTCAATTTCTGCCAGTCTTTTCCTCCAGTCAACCAAAAGGAATACTGCTTTCTTAACATTAAGTTTGAATCCATTTTCCTCTTGCTCTTTAACGGCAATAGCGACTTGATGTTCGATAGAAACTGCGTCACCCCAATCCAATAGATCATTGCTAAGACGCTTATATAATGCTTCGGTAACGGAAACATCTTGTTTACAATAGCTGACCATTTCTTCTGTAAGGCCGCCGTCAAAATCTTTAAAGTCATCTTTGTAGTTTCCAAGTCTCTTACCCCACGACCTTAGCGAATGGCCATTTTCCAGTATCGGATTTAGCAATCGTGACATAACTAGTGTGTCTTTTAATTGGTGTTTGTCGAGATTCATCATCCAGTGTTTTTTCAAGACTGGTACATCGAATCCGATTATGTTGTGGCCTATCAGAACACTCTCTTCTTCCAGGTAAGTTGCTAGTTTTACCGGGTCCGTCCATACATTAATCTCCTTATTTTTTAATTCTTTAGTAACAGCACACCAGATATGAGTAGCTGTGCTGTTAGTCTCAATGTCGATAATGATTTCTCTCATTACTAAAATTTCCTAAGTTGATCTTGATCTAAAGCATACCCTTCTCCGTGACCAAAGTCACGAATATTTTTAGGATCTAAAAGCTCTACGTCTGTAGCCCAACCAACTAATTTATAATCAGGAAATTCCCCGGTAACTAAAACATATGCATCGCACTCTCCTCTCTTTTTCTTTTTAGTTGCGAGTAATCTTCCGTTCTCGTATTTAGTTGTTTTAACATCTACCTTATTTCCTTTCTTAGTTATTAAATCAAACTTAGAAAAAGCTGTAGCTCCTACTGGAGTAAGCACATACTCAGGATAAACGCCAAAGTATTTACAGGCGGCTATCTCTCCTCCGATACCTTCCAAATCTGTTTCCCAATTAGATTGTTTACCCATCTTTAAATCTTTTATGTTTTTCTTTCGAGCAGAATCATACCTCTCTTTAGCTATAAACTTAGCTATAAGCTGTTCTGCTTCATTTAATTTGATAATCATAACTCATCCTCTTCATGACGTTGCACCATTCTACCATATTCTAAATCATAAAGCAGCCGCCCTGCAGGTCCGGTAAGTCCAGAAAACCTGTTCTTTAGTATTCGGACATGGGTGGTGTGTCGCTCTGTAGGGTCTTCGTGTTGACCGTTACGTTCTAATCCTATGACAATATCACTTAAATGTGCGATAGCACCAGAGCCGCGCAACTGTGACAATGACGTAGCAGTTCCTTCCTCATGGCCTTTACCCTCAGGTCGCTTCAAATGAGAAACAATAAACAAACAGATGCCTGTCTCCTGACACAGCATTCTCAGTCTTGTCATTATTGCATCTATGGCTTCACGCTCATTACCGTTATTTTCAGACTGAGAACTGACCACTATAGATACGTGATCCAAAAACACATAACGAGTTTGCAAGGCCTTAGCCATGTATCTGACTCTGTTCAGTATATTATCAACACTAGTAGAACCAAAGTGATCGAATAAGAATAACCTACCTGTTCCTAGAGTAGCATCAAAAGACTCACGCAACACTTCAGGCTCACATTCAACGTCAGGTAAATGTAGAGGCTTGTTAGCATGTAACGACATTAAAGACCTGGCTGTTTTCTTAGTTGACTCTTCCAGGAACATTAAGCCTATGTTGTCTTCAGTGTTGTTTAAGACATGATAAACAATCTCTCTAACAAATTGGGATTTACCTAAACCTGAGCCAGCAGTGATAGTCACTAACTCGCTGTCACGAATACCGTAAGTAAGTTTATTAATACCAGCAAAAGGATAATCAACTAGACTTTTCTCTATTGGTTTAGATACCTCATCCCATAGCGATGCACCATCAACGATACCATCCGGGACAAATCTTTCTGCCGCCCACCAACACTCTAAGAACTTCTTCTCTTCCTGTTGCGAAAGAAAGTCACACGCATCTTTCATGTTATCAGGAAACTTGAACATCTTAACCTTAGATCCAAACAACTCTGCTAACTGTTTAGCGGCGGCTTTACCTTGATCGTCATTATCCATACAAACAACTATGTTCTCAAAACTGTCAAGCCACTCATAATGTTTCTGAGCATCGCTAATAGCACTAGCCGCGCCATTACGAATAGAGACACAAGCATACTTGCTGCCCATCATCTGGTACGCCGCCAGGCAGTCCATCTCTCCCTCTACGATTGTTAAATACCTGGATGATCCTTTGTTAAACAACTGCTGACCAAACAGGTTAGCGTTCTTCCATTCCCCGGTAGTTGAGAATCGTTTCTCTCTTACTCCCCGTTTCTTGTACGCAACAACTTTGCTCTGGTCATCGTGGTAAGGAAACCAGTATTCGTTACTATCATTAACCACTCCGTATTTTTCACAAGTAGCTCTTGAGATACCTCTGTCAGTTATAGAACGAGGCATAGCATCCTCTCCAGGCGGCTTAAAAGACGCTACACTCGTTTTATTCTGAATGCTTGATACATTACTCATATTTACCTTTCCATCGCTGTGACGAGCTTCTGACTGGCTCTCATTGCAGACATAACACAACCAACCCCAATCGTAGTACGTCCTACCATCTGACGAACCACAAGAAGAACAGGGCTGATGTGCTTTTAATTGAACACCCATTGACAAATCCTTATAAATAAATTAAAATAACTAATTAGTTCTTATTAGTATCTTATAAACAAACAATAATAAATAATTAATTAATACTTCTAAGAGTTACTTCCTCTCTATCTTTCATTGCGTTTAAAGCTGTCATTACCATGTCAGATGGGTAGATGTCTAACAACTCAGCAAAGTCACTGACAACAGAAAAGAAATGAGCCTCTTCCTCAGTGTCTGCAAAGAACTGACCATCATCGTGTCCATCTCTATCGTAGTATTCGTCATCCATTATTCAAAATCCTCTTTAAAATCATTATTAAAAGTTAACTTACTAAAATCTAATTCTTGATGTTTGTAGTATACATCGTCCGATGCATTTTTCAAATCAAGTCTTTCTTGAACTCTTACACTACTGTCTATCGTATGAAAACAATCAGAACATAAATCTAAAAACTCACCTGTCCTGTCAGATTTTCTAGTTGATTCGTAAGAGTTTAAGAGAGTGTTGCAAGATAAACAACGCATTATCCTTCCCCAATATCGTAATTAAAAGTCAACGCTTTCCATGAGTGAGGAAAAAGCCTAACACATTGATTATGTATTTGTAAAGCTATTTCTTTAGTTTCTATCTGTGAGTCTTCAGACATTCTTAAATTACACACTCTTGAGAACGCAAACAAACTACCAGACCAGAACCATTCGGTCATCATCGATTGAGGTAACACCGATCTCGCTTGCTCTTCACAGATACCAATCTTCAACAGTTCTTGATATGCAGTAAGACAGGAACGATTTACACTATTTTGAATACTCTTAGCTTCCTGGTTAAAAGGTGACAAACCACCCGACCCCTGCTTCTTATCTGCTGTAACTGCTCTAAAGCCTTCCTGAGCCGTCCAGAACTCTGGATCATAGTTGACATACCTTCTACTGATTTCATTCCAGCACAGACCTACCTGGTGCTTCCCTAGCTGCCTGGCAACAAAGATAGGAGCTTTAATTTTAAACTGTACAAAGCAATGAGCAAATGGTGACCAGTGGTGATGCTTTGCCAGGTACTTAATTAAATTAAAATCTTTACTCTCAACTGTGTCGTGTTGTTTATTAAAACTAACTCTAGCCGCGTTGACAACA